TTAAATCTATATCTTGTTTTTTTCTTTTACTTGATACTGCTTCTGATTCTAAAAATCCTTTCTTCTGACCCCCGGCTATAGTGCCTAATGGTGATCTAGCTTGAGTTATAGGAGTAAAAGAAGAAGCATCAATTAAAGTATTAAGACCAGATAAAAACATCATTCTTTTTTCACGATCATCATAAACTGTTTCTAATTTCTTTTCTGCACCTTCAGCAATATTTTGAAAAGCTTCTCCTACACCTTTAACAAAAGTTTTAAACCCACTTTCTTTTTTTTCTGGTTCTTTTTCAACTTCTTTAGATAGAGCATCTCCACCTTGTACTTCTATTTTAGAATCAGAAGGTTTAGATCCACCTAATTGTTCTTCTAAGGTAGTTAATGTAGGTGCCTCTTTAATATCTCCTAAATCTGTTTTTTTTATTTTATCAAATTCTTCTTTTGAAATTTGTATTTTTTGTAATCCACCTGGATTGTTTTGGTCTTCTGCAAAAATTATAGCCATTAGTTTACCTTTTTAAATTCAACATCTATCTTAGAGTAATCTACCATTAAGTAACCATCGTCATTTACAAAAGAAGCTTGAGGTACTTGATGTGCCATTACACCTTGATAAGTTATGTCACCACCTTTATAATTAAAATTATAAATATTTATACCACTAGGAGATTGACCAACTAATTGAATATTATCTTTAGTTCTAATATCAGACATTGATGCAAAAGCTTGACCTGCACCAACAAGTTGTGCAAATGGACTAGGAGCACCTACTGGTGTTCCTACCAATGCTGATCTTTCTTCTCCATATGTTCTAATAGGTGCACCTGCTAAAGCACCAATCATTTGTCTTACTTGACCACCTTCAAAATCTCTTTCTTCAATGAAATCTCTATAAGCTTCTGTTAAACCAGCTTGTTCTATTCCTCTTGCTAAACTACCAGCTTGTCCTAAACCTGCTGCAGCACCTGCAAGACCTGATAATTGTGCTTGAGCAGCTTGTAATTGTGCTGCTCTATCAGCAGCAAATCTTTGTGCGCCTGATTCACAACCTGCTTGTCTCAATCTAGCTGATGTATCAGCAACTTGATCTAAATATCTTTCTCTACTTAATGCTCTTTCAACACCTTCTCTTGATCCTCCAAAAGCTCCTGCACCTACAGCTCTTGCTGCCATTCCTCTTTCTTGTTGACCAAAAGCTTCTCCTAAATCAGATAATGTAGATTGAATTACTGCATTAGTATATGGGTTCATATATTGTTGCATAGTTTGTGTATCAAAAGTTTGTGCACCTATTTGTGCTAATTGACCTGCTTGTGGTAAAATTTGTGTACTAAACACATTTGAAACTTGTTGTTCTTGAGGAGTTAATTGAGCTACACGTTGACCAGTAAATCCTACATACGGTTCTGTGTATACATCTTCTGCTCTCTTTAAAGCACGTTCTTGTATTTCTTTAAAATATTCAGGTATTTGAGAAGTGACTGTTTGTTCACTTGGTGCTTGTACTACTGTTGTTGATGGTTTAAAAAGACTACCCATTGATTATATATGTTCCTCCAATATTTTTATATCCTAATTTAATAAAGGCGTTATGTTTTCTTTCAACGTCTTTACCTTGAGTTATTTCGCATAAAGCAGTAAGTTTCTTACTTGATGCGTATTCTTTAAAAACTAACATCATAGCTCTAAAGATATGAAAGTTACGATATTTAGGATTAACATGTAACCATAGACTTCTAAGAAATCTTTTGTCGCTATACCATGTTTCATCTATAGCGGCTGCCATAGTTCCTATAATAACATTTTCATATTCTACTACTATAACAAAACTATTCTTAATGTAAAATATAATATGATTAAGTAATTTCTTGTTATTTACGTTTCCAAAGTTATATGGTGATTCTGGAAGCCACGTTTTAAGTAATTCTCTTACTCTAACAGCATCATCAATACGAGCTTGTCTAATTTTATATTTATCTTTTTCCATCTGGTCTTATTTGGATTCTTAATGTACCAAATCGCCAATTACTACCTAATTCGTCACTTTCTATTTTAATTGACGATTGTCTTCCTCTTATTCTAGAATTATAAAAAGGTGTCGAATTTGATACTGTTATGACTTCTCCTGACGTTTTAGAGCTATTTGGATAATCTCTTGTTTGTAAAGTAATTGTAGCATTTCCAACTTGATTTTTAAAATCTGGAATAACTTTATTTATAAAACTAAAATTTTCTCCATCAGCGATATCTCCATCACCTGATTCTATAAAAGAAGTAATTGCAGATCCATCAGCATCAAATCCATCTTCATGACGATATATTAAACTTCTACCAGCCGTTAATCCATTTATTTGAGTATATGTATTTGCTGTTGAATTAGCTGTATATTCAGTTGCTAATGGATTTAATTCAACTCCATTATCCTGATAAGTTGATCTTTCTAAATTACCAAAGTACCAACTATTTTCTAAGTAATTATAAATAACATATCTATCTATTTGATCAGAGGTACTTGAACAATAATACCAAATTATTTCAGAAAAATCTGATGTTTGTCCTGCATATACTTGAGAATATTGAGTTTTATTTATATCGTCAAATACATAATTTAAGACACTACAAGGTATTTCTTGTACAGCACCAGCATATCTAAAAAATTGTCCATCAGACATCCAGTAAGCAATGTCATCTACTACTATTGCACTATTTAAACCTACAGCTCCGCAGTCATTACCAAGTTGTCTAAATCCAAATATAAAAGGTGGACCTATAAAAGACATTGAATGCATAGTTGTATCTGTCCATATTAGAATAGTACCTTTAGCAGGTTTTGCACATCTAATTTCACTTCCACCTGCAATTCTTTGTGATCCTGCAGAGTTAGTAGTATTAGCTGTAAATTGATCAAAATTTTCTTGATCAGAAAATCTAATAAACATTTTGTCTTGTGTACTCGGTGTACCTATAGTTGTTTCTGTTCCCATACAGATTAAGTGTCTTGTTTCTGTAGAAACAACAGATAATGTACTTGCAGTAGGAGCATTAGCAATTGCAGTTGCTGGATTTGCTGACATACCGTCTGATGTATTCCATAAATATGTACTTCCATCTCTAGCTGTAATTATTAAATCCTCTCCCCAATTATTTATAGACCATTGTCTCATATCTAAAGTTACATTAGATGTTGATCTTGGTGTTGACCATGTAGATAAATTCCATGTGCCTGTAGACCAACCAAAACCAAAAGTTTGTTTATCTGGACCTACAGAAAGCTGATATTCTATATCACAATTACCTATTGCTGTATTACTTGTTGTAGCTGTATCATTAGAAGTAATTACATAGGCATCAGCATTTGTAATTGAAACTATTTCATATTGAGCATCTATACTTGAGTTTGCTATCCCTCCAATGGACGTAGGATCACAATTTGATATAGTTATGAAGTCTCCTACAGCCGCACCATGAGTTGAGTGATTAACCGTTAAATTTGCACTACTAGCAGTGGTATTAAATACTGATGTTAAAGTATTAGATTGACGAATAGGAGTTATATCAGCATTATCTCCAGAACGATATACATAAACTTTACGATCAGTTCCTAAACCTTCGTAACGAATACCATCATTATCAAACCATTGATGTAAAGCTCTTCCTACTCCAACATAATAATCTTGACTAAATTTTGTCCAACCTCCTAACTTTTGAGGTAAACCTTTTCTAAATCTAACTTTATCGCAATCTGTCCATCTACCTTCTGCACCTGTTTCAGTGTTTTCAGTATCAATCCCGGGTAAAAAATTCAATTGAGTTAAAGGCATAAATTAAATTATATAACAAAAATTGTAAAAATATAGTGATTTTTTGTACTATATTATTTTTTAATTTCGATATTAGTTACAATAGATATTCTAGGTTTTTTAGTATTTTCTTGTTTTGGTATTGTATGCGGTAACATTCCATGAAAAATAAGTATTTCATCTTCTTCAGGAACATAATCATAGTGTTCGTACATAAAAGAATTATCCTCACTAACTGGATTTATTTTATTATAGTAAGTAGGATAAAGATATTTTGAGAAAGATCCAAAATCATTAGTATTAAAAAATCTAATACCTGTATGTTGAGATGCATCAAATTGCAAATAATGAACACATGTAAAAATAAAATTTGGTAAATGTCTATGAGGAGCCATATATTGATAATCTCCAATACAAGTATAATTAACTATTGAAAAATTATAATTTATATCTTTTATAAAACTTAATTTTTTGTCAAAAAATTCTTTTATAATTTTATTATATATAGGACTTAAAATGTCATCATAAATGCTTTCAGAGTGATTAAATTTATTATTATCCCAATCACCATAAGAATGATGCATATTACTATCTTTATCCCAAATATTTCTATTTTTATTAATTTTATAATTTTTTATAATATGATTTATAATAATTTCTTTTTTATAAGATTTAGGGTCAATTTTAAATGAATATATTTTACTTCCAAATAAAACTTTATTCATTATAAAAATCTGATTTTCTTTCAATAAAATTGAAATTTATTACATATCTTTTATAGACGTCAGTTTGATATATTACTTTATGTTCTATTTGAGAATTAAACAATAACATTCTATTTTCTATACTATTTACACAAACTTCTTTATTATCTACTTTTAAAATTGTTTTAGAATTACAATCAGTTAAAAATAAAATGCCTGTGGTTGAATATAAACACTCTGTATCTGTATGAAAAGCACAATCAATCATATCTTTATCTCTTAAAACTAAATTTGCTTTAACAATAATGACTGACTCAGCATTTAAATTTTTTAAAATTGGCTCTATGTGCACATTAAATAAATGATGGTCCGGTTTAAAATCGTTATAATAACAAAAACAAAAAAAACCATTATTATTACTTTTCTTTTTATCTACATCTACTTTTTTATAATACCATGGAATTCTATCGCTTTTCAAATCAAAGGATAA